AACGGTACCTCAAATGGTTGCTTACGCATCTCTTTGAGCTCTTCCCCCAACGAACAGTTCACTAATCTGTTAATTGAGTAGAATGAGGACGTGACAATCCTCTTTTCAATCCTAGTTTGTTCAAACTGTTACTTATTTGTTAGTAATGTTCGAGATCAAACCGAATGACCAGGTGTAATCCCCATCGGGACCGCCCAGGACTTGTTTGTTCATCTAGTTCTCAGAGCTAGTCATTACTATGGTAATAATAACATAGATCTGTGTTCTATCAGATCCATAGGAACCGTATTATAATATTGACCAAACTATATCTCATTCCGAAAGGAGTGTTAATAGAAGTAGCCTTATTATAGTATTGTAGCAATACTCACTAATATCTTAGTGTTAGGCAGGTACTCTGGTGTAGAGGGTTTATATCTACATAAAGAGTATCCAACCTAGAAGGTAGCTAACCTTCCCTTTCCCTAACTAGGGTGGCTGCGGCCCGACTAATTATTAGTTGGAAACCGAAGTTTAAGAAGTGAAATACATAACCTCAAAAATGATTAAAACAATCAAATTTAGATTAAGTAAGTTAAATTTAAAACTTAACTCACACCTTAATGCCATGCTATTCGTAAAAGATAGCAAACCAATACTTAACCATACATTAATGTTGGTTAGGATATTGGTCGGGAAGATAACCCCTAACTGGGTTAGATTAACTGTAATACTAACACATAGGATGTCACTTATCTTACGATCTCAGGGTCTTAACGGTTACGTTAAGCACCTTAAGGTCTTAAGCGTAGTGATACAGCAAGTAGCTGGTGGGCACTACCAAAAGGATCTTACCTCCTTAGGTCCTAGAATTTCTAGAACATCTGGAGGTCTCCCTCGTATACTTCCTTTTGAAGTTAGATCTCAAATTAGGGCAGGTAATCCTCTATATATCAAATGAAGTTTAACTTTGTTTGCTATTTTTAGAGTTTTAAGATTTCCTGCTTATCCAAAATTTAAGACCATAACATCACCAAGGACAGTATCCCAACAAGGAGAGTATAGGCTATACAGTTACATTCCAGTATTTACGGGACTCTTTATCCCGAAAGAAAAGATGACGACTGAAGCTCTAATGTCTCCTGACCCGTTTCCAATATTTACTAGTAGTCCAAACTCTGACGTTCCTAGTGGTGAAGTTTCTACTTCTCCTCTAAGCGTCTTGAGATCTGGAGTTGCCTTGTGGTTTACACCACATATAAACTCTGCTTTGTCTCAGTTTGTATCTTTATTACCTTATTCATCTTCATATAAGAATATGGAAATGGTAGTAAGGAGATACTTATCTGAACGAATCGGGGGGCAGTTAATTCAGCTAGTGAATGTATCTTCAAGGTATGTGGAGAATTATAACATCCCCAAACCTGAGAAGACACTAAACATTGGTAAGTTGGGTCTGTTGGCCGAAGCTGCAGGGAAGGTGAGAGTGTTTGCTATGGTCGATTGTTTTACTCAGTGGGCTCTGAAGCCTCTTCATAAATGGTTGTTTTCGGTTTTACGAAGACATCCAGATATTGATGGGACTTTTAATCAAATGCATCCTCTTTCGAGAGTACCATTTGACGGAACCTCTTTGTTTTCCTTCGATCTTTCAGCTGCAACAGATAGGTTACCAGTTTCTCTTCAAGAGAAAATTCTTTCCGATTGTTTCGGGAAAGAGTTTTCTTCCTTATGGAGGACTATACTTGTTGGTCGGACCTACTTCGTGAGATATAAATCTGCTTCAGGTAAAACTGAATCAAATAATTTATCCTACGCCGTTGGTCAACCAATGGGTGCCTTATCTAGTTGGGCCATGTTAGCATTAACACATCATTTTATTGTACAGTGCTCTGCTTGGATTTCTGGTATTACCCCGAAAACAGAATTGTTTAGGGATTATGCAGTTTTAGGTGATGACATTGTGATTTGAAATAAGGCTGTTGCCGATACCTACCTTAAGGTTATTAATTCCTTAGGTGTGGAAGTCGGTCTGGCTAAATCTATAGTGTCCCTTAATGGGAATGCATTAGAATTTGCCAAGAAGACTCTTTTTAAAGGGGAGGATGTTAGTCCTATCCCTTATAAAGAATACTCAGCTGCCTTGGATAAATCTGCTTCCTTTTGTGAATTTGTTAAGAAATATAACTGTTCCGAACCCGTTATTAGACGGTTATTGGGACTTGGTTATAAATCTTCTGCAAATACATCAAGATGGCAGATTTGAATCATACTATCAACATTTCCAAACACCTGGAAAAAGGTTGAGGCTATGTTCACTTCTCTTTTTATGGAGGTGACTGACTCTACCTTATCCTTTTCCAAACGATGGGACTCTCAAACAAAGTGGCTAACAGCTATGGATAACTTTCTATTATTAACATCTTCTTTATATAAGAAGACTGATAGGATGTGAGCAGAGGCAGCACAACAAAGTGCTCACTTTGCCACTCATCCTGATCCTTGGATAAAAATGATCTTCAGGAATCTTCATGGTAATTCATTACCAACGTTGATCCAGGATCTATTTCATTCCCGAGGAATCATTAGAGAGTTACAACATAACTGAACCGAATTGGTATCCATTGTCAACCTTGACAGATGGGTCCATGAGGTTTCAAAAAACCTTAGAAAGGATTCTATCTTTAGAAAATTTAGAAAAACTTCTGGTTTTGATTCCACCTTTAAATCGAGAGTTCCCGGGATTGGTGCAGTTCATTATATTGATCCTGATGTAATTAGATTTTGGCCTCGAATTTCGGCCGCCTTAAAATTATATCAACAATATGAGAATAAAATATCTAGAATACAAGTAAACCAGCTATTTAATCCTACCCATAAGGTGTCATTGAGTCCTCAAGCTTCCGAGCTTAGAAGACTTCAGACCCTTTGGGATACATGGTCAAAGATTGTGTTAGGTCCAGTTATATCGAAATCATTGATTCCAATTAACTTAAGTATGACGAGAGCATTTGTAAGAAGATTCTTCTTTGCATCATCGTCCGCATCCCAAGGCCTAGTGGCTAGGGGATTTGTTTTAAGACGTTTAAGTACACCTTTAAAATCCTTTTCAAAGTTCTTTGATTATAGAACTATGTTTTGGTTTATAGGTATGGAATTTATATATTCCTTCCTTTTTGCGTCTTTCCTATACTATCTAGGTGCTATAGTTACAGTTATAGTAACAGCCCTATGGTATGGAACAAATCACCAAAGTTTCTTTGCTCTTGGTTTGATACCATTTGAACCAATAATAGATATGGCTAAAGCAACATATGCTGAGTTTTATAGGTTCTTAATCAGTTCCTATGACTCTTATATGACAACCCCATCAATATCTCCATTCCCATCAATGTGGATAACACTTTTTACCATTTATGGTAGTTTAGTCTTCTCCTCAATTGTTGATAATTGGAATGATATTGTTATGGTAGTTGGTCCGTTGTTGCCATTATCTTGGACTGATTGACCTGTTATACTTGGGACTCCAATGGGTATATTCTTTAAATTTGGAATATTACCTATTTGGCAGATCCTTTGGATACCTGTTAATTGGTACCAGGGTACAAGTATCTTAGGTGAGGTTATTCCTTCAATTCCTTGAATAAGTTCTCCTATCAGATTGATAGGGAACTTCATCTCAGATCTGAAGTTGGAGTCTTTATATGCTCTAAATGGTTACACTGGTCCGTCCCCTTTCTTTTGGGTCGAGAACATTGTATCACATGATCCCATCCCTCTTGATTTACCTATACATGAACAAAGTTCCGAATCTCCTTGGGCTTCACAGCCTAATGAGTTGGTCCCTGAGTTCCTGGAAGGGTCATCAATGGATGAAGGATATAGAGAATATTTTAACTCTCCTGATAGGGGGGATGAAACCCCCCGCCCCTCATCTCCAGTGGATGATGAGTGGGTAATAATCGAACCGGTTCCTGATTCTCCTCTTTCTAGATTCCAGAATATCTTGTACAGACATCCTGTATTCTTTTGGATGATAGGATCAGGTTTATCATACCAGTTGGTCATGATGGTTGCTCCTCCCCTTATAGGGATGGGTATGAACTTAATTGCTCAATAACCAGTTACGGTAATTCTTCTCAAACTAACCTTATAGAGATATAATGTTAGATAAGTATCGATTACGCATCTGAGCGTGACCTTCCTAGAGAAATTCCTACTTTCGTTCTGAAAGCAAGGATGGGTTCTAGGTCGTAT